ATAGGAATAACAGTACGTCGTCCTTGTTTCTATCGCTTCCATTGTATTTCTTATTGTCATAATGCCTCCTACTATCGTGCATTAATGAGTTATGGGAAGCAATTAAATTGTTCCATGATTCGTGAACCATGCAGCAAGGCAAAGAACTTCTGGCAGACCCAGCGTGCTTGATCAATTCCTCGAAGCCAACGCAGAACACTACGCAGCAGAACAAACGTCAGCCACAGGGTACGACCCCAAAGCAGATTGCGGACCTGTTTGGGACCATGATCGGTCTGTACGGAGCGAAGTGGACACGGGAGCATGGTCTGGCGGATCGGACGGGGCAGTGGCTGGATACCCTGATCGACCTGCATCCGAACCAGCTGGAGCTGGGCATTCGCCGGGTGAAACGGGAGGGGAACGACTGGCCTCCCTCGGCGCCGGAGTTCCGCCGGTTCTGTCAGCCGAAGCCCGAAGATATGGGGCTTCCGGAGATGGCGAAAGCCTGGCAGGAAGCCAATGACCATGCCGGTTCACCAAACCATCACCCATGGTCCCATCGGGCCGTGTATCTGGCAGGGCGGGCGGCAGGCTGGCATGAGTTGCGTTCTGCTGGCACAGCACAGGAGTGTCGCGATGTGAAGGTGAAATTTGCCAATGCCTATCAGGCACTGACCAACCGGGTGTTGAAAGGTGAGCCACTGGAAGAGCAGCTGGCCATCGAACACCGGTTTGATCCGGCGATTTACTCCAGCCAGTTGCAGCGGGAGACCATGAGCGACCAGGGAATTGATCCGCTGGATGGTCAGGGAGCCAGGGCAAAACTGAAGGGGATGTTCTGATGGCCGTTGCTCTGCAGCTGGTGCGCAGTTATCAGCCGCAACCGGTCCTGTTGCCGGTCTCGGCCAACGATGAGGCCTTCGTCCTCAAGCTGAAACCGGGGCAGGTGATCAGCGGCGAGTTTCGTAAGGCACGTAATGCCCTGTTTCACCGGAAGTTCATGAAGTTGTGCCGCATTGCCTATGACGTCTTTGAGCAGCTGCCACAGGCACCGGTGAGGATGGCAGGGTCCAACCAGTGGGTGACACCTCAGCCGGACTTTAACGAATTCCGCTACTGGGCCATGGTCAAGGCCGGTTTTTATGATGTGGTGGGCTATCCGGATGGCAGGGTGCGGGTACGGGCAAAAAGCGTGTCGTTCGTGAATATGGAACAGGTGGAGTTTGAGAAAGTCTACTCCGCCGTGCTGGATGTGGTTCTCCGGTATGTACTGAGCCCCCAGAGGGGATGGAGTCGGGAACAGGTGGACCAACTGGTGGATAGGCTGGTCAATTTCGATTAATGCATGGTGACAAGGAGATCATGATGGGATCATTTTCAGGGTACGAGGAGAGCCCTGCGTTTGATGACGAAAGCCCCTGTCGGAACTGTGCCTGGTATGAGTATTGCCAGAGCAAACGCGCAGCCTGTGGCCGTCTTTTTCAATACGTGGAATCGGGCGAGAACCGTCGCTACCCCAAAAGTACGAGCAGCATGGCAACGCGGGAGGCGCAGGGGAAAGCGCAATTACCGATGTATGACTTTTACTGGGCGTATCCGACTCGTGGTATCTATTACAAAGTGTTTGAAGCGACGTTTAAGGAGGACGTGCTGGCACTTTCCAGAGACATGACACTGACCGAAGCTGCCTTTGAACTGAAGGTCAGCAAAAAGTATCTGGCCCGCAAGCTCAGGGATTGGAAAGAAGCCGATGACCAGTGAAGAGCGTGATTATCTGCAAGCTGTCGCACAACTCGGTTGCATTGCCTGTCGTAAGAATGGATTGCCCGGTACCCCTGCCGAAGTTCATCATCAGCGCAGTGGCACCGGAGCGGGAAGACGGGCCAGTCACTTCGACACCATGCCACTGTGTCCTGGTCATCACCGGTTTTACGACGATGCGATTCATTGCAATGCCACCCTGTTTATCAGCCGCTATGGATCGGAGCAGGCGCTGGTAAAACAGACACGGGACGAGGTGGCGCTATTCCGTCAGAGCTTTATTGGGTGAACATCGAATAAGAACAGAACAAGAGGGACGCCATATGATACCGAAAAATGCCAGCGGATTTTTGATGGGCAGTTATTACAAAGTGGGCAGGCACAACAGGCTCTACTACTGGGATGATGAGTGGAAACGGAGCCGACTCAGTGCCGATGAATTTCTAAAACAGCTGTCTAAGAAAAAAAGCCCCTTTGATACAGAGCATTAGAAGAACAGACAGGAGTGTGACATGTATCTGGTACTGGAACAGGCACTGAAACGGATCTTCGGAACCCCTGAGCTGATGATCAAGAACCCGGGCTGGCATCAGGAAGTGAATTCAGGCTACCGCACTCTGTCTTTGAATCATGAGACCAGCACCCGGGATGAACGATTGGCTGGTGATGGCGCATGCCAGCGTTATCTGCGCCAGACCATGCGACCAGAACTTCATGGCATTCTGATCATTCGTTATGGCGAAGAACATGACCACAGTCGCAGGGTCTCGGCATGGCAGCAAGTGCAACACCATTTTCGCAGCGATGAGCGATTACCGGAACCGATTCGCTGCAATCCAGTCTTGTTGAGACTCTGGATGATGCATGAGTTGCAGCTACCGGAGTTGCGAGGCCGTAAAGGTAAGATCGAGATCAAGGGCAAGAGTGAGCGAACGGTTTATCGCTGGAAGAACGCCTGTCATCGGGTTAGTAATGAGTGGATACATCTGGCGGAAGATCAGGCTCAGGAGATATTGGAGCAGGCAGGTTTACTTCAATACGGCTGGTAATCCGTCATCAAAAAACACAGGTCAGCCCCGTCGGCTTGAAGTTGGATGTCAGTAAATGTACGGTAAAACCTCATGTTGGGGAAGTTCCCGATAACACAATCTCAAGCTTGAAATTCTGTAAAAAAGCCCGGCTCTGATGTCGGGTTTTTTTATGTCCATGGATGGACGGTATCCCGGAAATGTCGGGAGCCATTTTCAGGACATTCCACCGCCAAACTGAACCACTATAAAAAAGGGGCTTCATGTTTCACTTTTCCGCTTCTTCAAAGCGACAGTTGTCGACTTGTGATGAGCGGCTTCAGCGTGTCTTCAATAAAGTGATCGAGCATTACGACTGCACGATTATCTGTGGTCATCGAAGTGAAGCTGACCAGGCGCTGGCATTTGAGAGTGGCAAGTCGGAATTGCAATGGCCTGACAGTAACCACAACGAGCTACCCAGTAAGGCAGTGGATGTGATGCCTTATCCCATCAACTGGTTCGACGATCAACGAGCTGCCCACTTTGCCGGTTTTGTTCTGGGTATTGCCCAGGGGATGGGCATCAAACTGCGCTGGGGTGGTGACTGGGATCGGGATGGTGAAATCAGGGATCACCGGTTTAAGGATTACCCTCACTTTGAGCTGGTGGACGATGATTAACCTGAACCCGATGGCAGGGATAGCCAAAGAGCTGATGGGTGGACTTGATGCTTTGTTCACATCCGATGAAGAGCGGGCCAAAGCTGAACTGTCGTTGAATCATCAGTTGCAACAACCCCATATCCTGCAGGCGATGGCCACTATCGAAGAGGCCAAACATCCCTCGGTCTTTGTCTCTGGCTGGCGGCCTGCACTGGGTTGGCTCTGTGTATTGATTCTGGCCTGGACCTGGATTGTTCGTGATGCAGTGATCATCGGTTTGATGCTTGTGGATAAAACTGAAGTGGTTCAGCAGTTACCCACAGCCGACACCAGTACCGTGATTACTCTGTTGCTCTGCCTGCTGGGTTTGGGTGGTGCCCGGACGCTGGAAAAACTGAAAGGCGTAGCCAGGAGATAGCCGTGGCAGACGAAGAGCGGTTCAACCGGATCGAGCAGAAGCTGGATGGCATTACCCAGATCCTGCAGACCCTGGCTAAGCATGATGAGCGCATGGTGAACCTTGCTCTTCGGGAAAAGCGCAGTGAAGAGCGGCTGGACAGCATTGAGAAAGCCGTGCTGAAGAACTCCACCATCAGCAGCGTGATTCAGTGGATCGCGGCCACCACCACGGCAGGCATCATCGCCTTTGCCATCAAGCAGTTTTTTTGACCATGGCCAACCACAGCAAATACAAGCTGGAAATGTGCGAACAGGTGAAGGCACTGATGAGCACCGGTTTAAGCCGAAAGGCCACGGCTACAGAAATGGGAATCAGCTATAACACGTTTCTGTCGTACATCGATAAGCATGAAGCGTTTGCCGAAGCCGTAGCGCAGGCGGATGTGCTGGCCGAGGTGTTCTGGGAAGAGAAGTATATGCAGGGCGCGTTGGGTATGAACAAGGATGTCTCCCCAGCCATGCTGATTATGTATATGAAAAACCGCTACCACTGGCGTGATCGTCATGAGCAGACTGTGGTGGCGGAAAAGATACCGACGCTGGACGAATGGCTGGAAGAAAAGGACGCGTAAAGCCAGCCCAGGAACGGCTGCTGACGGAGTTTACATTCTATGCCAGCAAGTGCCTGAAGATCCGCACCAAAAGCGCTAAGGTGATCCCCTTTCAACTGAACAAGGCTCAGCTCTATCTGGATAGTCGAATCGAAGATCAGAGAAAGCGTACTGGTAAGGTGAGAATTGTTGTACTGAAAGGACGGCAACAGGGCTGCTCCACCTATACTGAAGGCCGGTTTTACTGGCTGGTGAGCAATCGCAAGGGATTACGGGCCTATATCCTGACCCATGAAGCGGATGCCACCGCCAACTTGTTTGATATGGTGCAGCGGTATCATGAAAATCAGCCACCGTTTACCCAGAGGGAACTGAAGAATAAGAGCTCCAAACTGTTGGAGTTTTACCACGATTCCGGGTATCGGGTGGGCACCGCTGGCAATAAAGGAGCAGGTCGATCATCCACAGCGCAGCTGTTTCATGGATCGGAAGTGGCCTTCTGGCCCAATGCGGATGAGCACCTGGCGGGAGTTTTACAGGCAGTACCCAATGAGAAAAATACTGAGGTCATTCTGGAGAGCACTGCTAACGGCGTTGGTGGTGTGTTTTATGATTATGTTATGGACGCTGATGCTGGGCGCGGTGATTTTGAACTGGTGTTTATACCTTGGTTCTGGCAGGACGAGTACCGCAGCGAAGTCCCCGCCGACTTCACGACAGATGCCGACGAACGATACCTGAAACAACAGTATGAACTGGATGATGGGCAGCTGCAGTGGCGTCGTCAGAAAATCTATGAGCTGAAGTCGGAAGACAAGTTCAAACAGGAATACCCCTGCAATATTCAAGAGGCGTTTCTATTCTCTGGCAGACCTGTCTTTGATCCCAAACATACCGAAGCCGCCAAACAGGAATGCTACTCGCCAAAGTGGCAATGTGAACTCACGACCAGTGGGTTGAACCGCAAGAAACAGGGACTGCTAAAAATCTGGTACCTGCCAGAGGGGAGCCAGCAATACGTGATTGGCTGCGATGTTGCCGAAGGATTGGCTCCCATCAATGACAAACATAAGCACGGTGACTATTCATCCATCGACGTATTGGATCGTTCCGGTTATCAGGTTGCCCACTGGTCTGGCCATGTGGCACCGGATGACCTGGGCAAGATGTTGAACCACTTGGGGCGTTACTACAACAATGCCCTGATTGGTGTGGAAAGAAACAACCACGGTCTGACCACCATCACCAAGCTGAAAGACCTGAAATACCCCAATCTCTTTATGGAAACCACTGTGGACCAGCGCACCCAGAAACGTACCAAACGGATCGGCTGGCTTACCACGACCAAATCAAAACCGTTAATGATTGACCATCTGGCGGCATTGCTCAGGGATGGCGATGCGGGTATCTGCAATGTAGAGACGGTGAAGGAATGCCAGACCTACGTCATTGAAGACAATGGAGCCACCAACGCCCAGGAAGGTTGCTTTGATGATCGGGTGATCAGCTACGCCATTGCCCAGCAGATGGTGCTGAAGCTGCCCCGCAGGAAGATCAATATCAATGAGCTGAAATATCGCTCACCAGGGAAATCGGCTTACTGATGGAACGGACAATCATTCTTTTTACCCAGCAGATGGTAGGGAGCTGGCCAGCCATTATGGCCGGACATCGCCTTGAATGGCAGCGACGCAGAGGCAAGAAGGTCAAGTGATGGAACACGGACTGGTAATGGTCGCTACCCCGGATGAGGTGACTCAGGCTGAGATGGACTCTTCCCTCGATAAGGAGCGTCGTGAACAAGCGGTACGTGATGCCTTTGCCGCTGACCTGCAAAGCCGCTGGCAGGGATACCGGGAAGCCCGGCGGGAAGTGGAAGACGAGTGGCTGGAAGCGCTCCGTGCGGTAAAGGGTGAATACGGTTCCGAGCAGGAAAAGGTGATGGAAGAGCAGCAGGCGTTAAGCCGGGTGTTTATCAAGATCACCGCCACCAAGGTCAATGCCGCTTATTCTCGACTGGTGGATCTGCTGTTTCAAAACGTGGACAGTTTCTGGGATATTGTGCCCAGCCCAATGG